CGGCGAATGCCGGCGGTAGCAGCGCCGCCCTTTGCCGGGCAGGGAGAACCCAGCTTGGTGCCGCGCTGCTTTGCTGCGGCCAGTGCTGCCTTGGTGCGCTCGGAAATCCGGCGGCCTTCCCATTCGGCAAACACAGCGGCCATCTGAAGGAATGTGCGGTCTGCCTCCGGCATGTCGGCGCAGACGATAGGCACGCCGGCCTCAAGCAGACCAGTGATGAAGTGGACGTTACGCGCGAGGCGATCCAGCTTGGCGATCAGCAGCGTCGCGCCAGTCTCTTTGGCGTGCGCGAGGGCAGCGGCCAGCTCCGGGCGGTCGGTGCGCTTGCCGCTCTCGACCTCGGTGTATTCGGCGATGATGTCGTAACCTGCGACGGCGGCGCGTTGGGCATCCAAGCCAAGGCCCGACTGGCCTTGGCGCTGGGTGCTGACGCGGTAGTAAGCGATGTATTCGGTCATGATGATCTCCCGGTGGGGGCGGGGCCGTTAGGCCGCCGCCTTTAATTGTATTTGCGTTGTGAGGTTGATGCGGTCTTGGGCCGTGTGGTCTTTCCCCAAATATTCATCAACGGCTTTAAAGTAGCGTTTTGATGCTTTTGTTTCAGCGGCCTTGTAGGCTCTGACACTGTTGGCCCAATCGCTATACTGTTGCGCCTCTGCAAGTCTTCCCTGCGCGTCTAATACCTTCACCCAAAGCATTACTAATTTGTCCACCTGTCTGTCTCCCTTGTTTAAAACTAACTCTCATTTGTTATATACACACATAACCACAGTGGTACAAGGGTGGTTGTGTATATTTTTTGAAAAAAGGTAGTCCGATGTCCATCAATCCCAATGTCCACCTACGTTTGCGGCGATCCACGCACGACAAACTGAGGGCTGCGCTGGAGCTGTCAGCGCACCGCAGCTTGTCGTCACTGGCAGACGAGATCCTCGACGAGGGGCTGACCCGGCGCTTGGAGAAGGCGACAGACGATGATCTGGCGCGTGCCACGATGCTGGAGCTGGCAAGGCGCAATGGTTAATTCCCGCGTCAAAGGATCCTCATTCGAGAGGGCCGTTGCCACATGCCTGCTGGAGGAGCTAGGGCTGAAGTTTCAGCGCGACCTAGAGCAGTGGAGATCTGGCGACCGTGGCGACCTGCTGTGCGTTGATATGGACTTCCCGGCGGTGATCGAGTGCAAGGCATACGCTAAAGGCACAAGCGCAAAGCCGGCGTGGTGGGATCAGGTGTGCAAGGCTGCGAGGGTCGAAACGGAAAGCCGTCGCGTGCTGCGCCCAAATGATCCGGGCAAATGGCCCTTACTGGTCTACAAATATGACCGCATGCCGTGGCGCTGGCGTATCCCGGCGCAGGTGCTGATTGATCTGGGCCATCCGAATGGCAACAAGGGCATGCGCGAGGACGCCGTGCTGGATTGGGGCTATGCGGTCGAGATGGATACCGATACCTGCATGACAATCATCCGAGAGGTGCTGGCGCATGCTGCGGATGCTTGATCTATTCGCTGGGATCGGCGGTTTCAGCTACGCTGGCGAGAAACTGGTCGGCGGCTATGAGACTGTTGCGTTCTGTGAATATGACGAACACGCGCAGAAGGTCTTGCGGAAGCATTGGCCAGACACAGAGATCATCAATGACATTCGGGAGCTTGCAGATGACGCAGATAGATTTAGAGGAATGGTTGACATCATCACAGGGGGATACCCCTGCCAGCCCTTCTCGACAGCCGGGCAGCGCAGAGGCGATCAAGATGACCGACACCTCTGGCCAGAAATGCTTAGAGTTATCGAAGCTGTCCGGCCCCGCTGGGTCATTGGAGAGAATGTTGCTGGCCACATCTCTATGGGCCTCGACACGGTGCTATCTGACTTGGAAGCCGCAGGCTACACCAGCAGGTGCTACGTTATACCGGCTGTCGCCGCAGACGCCAGACACCGCAGAGACAGATGCTGGGTTGTTGCCAGAAAAATTTCCAACACCGAGGGCCTCGGATTACAAAGGGGCAAAAAATCCACAAGCAATGGAGAAAGCTATCGCAAGGGGATACAACCCCAACTTAGCGGAATATGTAGCAGCGAACTCAGAGCCGAAACTGTGGCCAACGCCAACCGCGAGGGACTGGAAGGGGGCGAGTGGCAGGGCGTACAAGGGCGAGGCGAAAGACCTTCCATCAGAAGCTGGTGGGAGCCTGAACCCGGAGTTCGTCGAGTGGCTAATGGGGTACCCGGTCGGGTACACCGCCTAAAGCAGCTAGGCAACAGCATCGTGCCACAGGTGGCGGCGCGTATCTTGCATGCGATCAAGGAGGCAGACAGTGCGTCCGAAATACGAGACTGATCACGACATCAAGAATGAGCGGCTGGTCGCCGACGCCTTGCAGAACATCGGCGTCGAGGTTTACAAGCTGCCGGTGCAGTATCGGCTGGACTGGCTGCTGCGGCGCGACAACCAGCCAATAGGCTTTGCCGAGGTGAAGGCGCGCAAGTGCAACCTCGACACATATCCAAGCGTGATGATCAGCCTGAGCAAGGTCATGCACGCCAGACTATTAACTGAGGCAACCGGCTTGCCGGCATACCTCATACTGCTTTACCGTGACGCGCTGGCGCGATTGGATTTCGCGTCGGAGTTTACGGTAAATCCGGGTGGCAGGGCAGACAGGAATGATCCGCAGGATTTGGATGTCTGCGCCTACTACCCAAGAGAGCGGCTGACAGTGATCAGCCACAACAACAACCGTTAACGTTCAGGAGCAAACAATGGCGTTAGGTTTTACAGAGAGCAACGGCGGCGGGGGTGATTTCCTGCCTATCATCAAGTATTCGGCACAGAGCGGAGACTTTGTGCGGCAGGAGCGGCAGCAGCAGCCCGATGGGACGTGGTCCAAGTCGGACGCTGAGATGCCGTATCCGATCAGCATTGCGATGGATATGGATGGCATTGAGGTTGGCTGGATGGCCTTCACCAATGGCCCAGACTTCCAGATGGTGAGGCTGGGTGATGCCAAGCCGCAGCGGCCAAGCCCGGACCACAATGAGGGCTTCCGCGTCAAGGTCTACAACAAGGATCTGGCAGTGCGTGAGTGGTCCAGCTCATCAAAGGTGGTCAAGCAGTCGATGAACAAGCTGCATGATATGTACCTTGCCGGCAAGGATGCCAACCCGGGCAAGGTGCCGGTGGTGACCATCGAAGGCACAGAGCGCGTGACCATCAACACGCCGAAGGGTGAGCTTGTGTTCAAGGCTCCAAAGTTCGCGGAGATCAGCCAGTGGATTGATCGAAGCGCATTCGATGCCGCCTCCCCAGCGGCAGAACCCGCGCAGGCAGAGCCTGTGTCGCAACCTCCAGCGGCGGCAGGAAACGACCTGTTCTAGCGCGTGAGGCTGGTGCCGGTTGTCTCCCGGCTGGCACCAGCCAACATTTCTGGGGGCGGGAGAATGGGGATTTAGATGAACAATATTGCAAGCTACATCGAACAGGTGGCCCGGCACTACAAGGGTGAGCCGACAAGCAAGCGAGGCACCGAACTGCGTTGGGGGACGCACGGCAGCTTCTCTGTGGATCTGCGCAAGGGCACTTGGTTCGATCATGAGATGAATACAGGCGGCGGGGTGATCGACCTTGTGCGCATAAACGAGCCGGCCAGCCTCAATGGTGGCCTGTCTGACGTGCTGGCCGACAAGTTTGGGATCCAGCCGCAGCAGCAGAAGGCGCTGACGCCGGCAAAGTATCTCGCCAAGCAGTACGACTATTATGACAGCGACGGCGTGCTGCGGTATCAGGTGCAGCGGTTCGAGCCAAAGACATTCAGGCAGCGCCGGCCAGACGACAAGGGCGGCTGGCTGTACAACCTGAATGATGTCGAGGCGCTGCCGTACAATCTTGTCGGCATGATCCAGAACCCGGACGCGCCGGTGTTTGTGACTGAGGGTGAGAAGGCGGCGGAGCGGCTGATCCAGCTAGGGCTGGTCGCAACCACCAATCACGGCGGCGCAAAGAACTGGAAGCCGGAGATCAACCAGTATTTCAAAGGCCGCAACGT